AACTACAACCAAGTGGTTGGGGTGCTGTGTTTAAATCTTATATATTTAGCAGTGATTTTGAGGAGTTACTTACTAGATTATATAGAATGTCAACCAGTGGAGAAAGATTTACTCCAGGATTAAAAGATGTCTTTAGAGCATTTGAAGAGTGTCCATATGATGAATTAAAGTTAGTAGTTGTGGGTCAAGATCCGTATCCTACATTAGGTGTGGCAGATGGTATTGCATTTAGTTGTAGTAAGACAAATGCATTGCAGCCTAGTCTACGGTATATGCTTGATGAGATCAATAGAACTATCTATAACGGTGAGCAGCTATCTACAGATGTTGATTTAACCAGATGGTCAAACCAGGGTATACTAATGCTTAATACATCTCTCACAACTGAGGTGGGTAAAATAGGAAAGCACTATCATGTATGGGAAGGATTTGTTGGATTTTTATTTGATCACTTGAATCATAATAAAAAAGAACTTACATATCTTTACCTGGGTAAAAAGGCACAAGAGTGGGCAGAATATGTTGGGGATAATAACCACAAAGTATTTGCAAGCCATCCGGCAAGTGCAGCTTATAACAAGCAGAAAGAGTGGAATTCAGATAGTGCATTCCTAAGAGTGCAACATCTAGTTTCAGAAACAACAGGATATAATATTAATTGGTAGTATGGAAGATATATTTTTAAAATTTGTTAGGGAGAAAATAACGCCCAATAGTTATTATGTTTTACACTGTATAAAGAATAAGATGATACCATCTTCATTTGTAAACAAGGAGTTAGAAACTAAGAGACTAATATCTGAAAATTGGATAAATGATGACTTGACATTAACAGATAAAAGTATTATCTTTACTACTGAAATTGAAGGCTTCTTTAAGAAGTCTAAGAAGAAAACATCTAGAAATTTACTGGGAGATAATTTTGAAGACAGCATTAAGAAGTATACTGAAATATTTCCTGCGGTCAAGTTATCTAGTGGTAAGTATGCAAGATCTAATCCTAAAAACTTAGAGAATGCATTTAGATGGTTCTTTGAAACTTATGATTATGACTGGGAAACAGTTTTACTGGCAGCAAAGAAGTATGTGTTAGAGTACAGAGAGATTAGTTATCAATATATGAGAACATCTCAATATTTTATTAGAAAGCAAAACACAGACAAGACTTGGGACTCAGATTTAGCTGATTACTGTGAAATGATTATAAACAAACCAGATGATGAAATAATATTTATTAAAGAAAGACTATTTTGATACATATAAATTTAAAGAAGTTACTTATTGGGATTATTGGGAGTGTGTGTTTGTATCTAATAATTAACAATTACATTGTAGAAGTGAGCATTTTACAGTATGTAGCTATAGAAGCTATAATTACTTTGTCTCACTATCTATATGAAAGAATTCAACCTTCAATAGAAGGTACTCCAGAAGATTAATCTATAGAATATGTATAATAATGCGAGCCCTTTAAAGGCTGTGAGTGAAAGAGATGCTCTTAAAAAAGCTCTCTACAAAATGAAAGCTAGACACAATGGTGAATTAAAATCATTGAAGACAGCTTGGGTGAATTTTAATAATGCTTTTTGTGATGGTCTAGAATGGAGAACTATTACAGTTGTTGGTGCTAGACCAGGAACTGGTAAGACTTTATTTATGGAACAATTGGTTAATGATGTCATAAAGATTAATCCTGACCAAAAGTTCAGAATACTAAAGTTTCAGTTTGAGATGCTAGATGAGACAAATGGTATTAGAAAATTGTCTATGAATGTTGGTTCTGATTACAATACTCTGATGAGTAAGGAAAAGCCTGTGGACAAAGGTGTTTTTCAAAAGTGTGTGCAGTTTTATGAAAGTACTGCAAGTTATGACATAGTAGATGTGGTGTATGATCCATGTACAGTGGATGAGATGTGTGCTACTATTCATGCTTATATGGAGAAGCATAAAAGTGAAGATGGATTTACAAACACTTTAGTTACTATAGATCACTCAGCTTTATTTAAGGTTGGTAAGGGGCAGAAGGATAAGTTTGAGATGCTCTATGGTTTAGGTGAAGCCCTTACAGAAATGAAGAAGAAGTTTCCTGTGGCATTCTTGGTTCTTAGTCAGTTAAACAGAAATGTTGAAACTATAGAAAGAGCTAAAGATGGTACATATGGAAACTATATTCTTGACTCTGATTTATATGGTTCTGATGCTTTATTACAACATGCTGATGTAGTGCTTGGTATTAACCGTCCCTTTAATAGGAGGATTAAATTCTATGGACCTGAGAAGTATATTATCAATGACCCAGATTTGTTAGTATTTCACATACTAAAGTCTAGAAATGGCTACATGGGCATGAACTTCTTCAAGTTAGATAGAGATGTCATGAGGATTATGGAAGTTGATGCACCACCAACATCATCGCATTAAAATTAAAAATTATGTATAATAGAAGAGACAAAGAAAAAGAGTTGATGGAACATCACTCTAAGTTTTTAGAAAAACTAACTGGTGGTTATCAGTTTACAGCTAAGACTGCATTCTATAGCAAAGGTAAGTTTGGAAGACAGATTCAGTTTTTTGAGAATGAATTAAACAAGGGAACTGATATCTATGTAGAATTAGTGGACATTGAGAGAGATGCAAGAGGAGCTGAAATAAATATGGTTCCTATGTTTTGGGAGAGACCACTATTCAAGTATAGATATAATCCCTATTTTAAAGAAGAGTATGAAGTTAAGACTTCTACAAATTCTAGAGGCGAGGAGTATTCTGCATATGTTATTCCAACTTCAGAACTTGTTTGTGTAAACAAAGGGTCTGAAGAAATTCCTTATAATAGCTATGAGACACAGAGAACTGAAGAACCAAAAGAACAAAAGAAGCTAAGTGTCTTTCCAGATTTTGAGGAAGAGTTTGTTCCTAAGCTCAAGACTCAAGAAACTGATGAAGATGTATCAGCTATTCTTTTGCAAATTGCCGAAGGTTTTCAAAAACTAGCACAAAAATTAAAGTAAAATGGGTATAGTACTTCCAACTAAAAAAGTAAAAGCTGACAGGGTTAATCCTAAAAGATTAATTGTGTATTCAAAACCTAAAACAGGTAAGACAACTGCATTTGCAGGTCTTGATGATAATTTAATTATTGATTTAGAAAATGGCGCAGACTATGTTGAAGCCATGAAAGTCAAAGCTAATAATCTTCAGGAGCTAAAAGAAGTTGGCAAAGCAATCAAAGAAGCTGGTTATCCATATCAATATATTACTATTGATACTGTGACAGCTTTGGAAGATATGGTTATGCCACTTGCAATTAACTTATATAAGCAAACGCCAATGGGTAAGAATTATTCTGGAGACAGTATTCTTACATTGCCTAATGGTGCGGGTTACTTATATGTTAGGCAAGCATTCTTTCAAGTTTTAGATTTTATTGATACCTTAGCTCCCCATATTATTTTATCTGGTCACATTAAGGACAAGCAGGTAGATGATAAGGGAGAGATGGTTATGTCTGCAAACATAGATTTGACGGGCAAGATAAAATCTCTAATTTGTGCTAACGCAGATGCAATTGGTTATATGTATAGAAAGGGTAATGAAACCATTCTTAGCTTTAAAACTAATGAAGAAGTGACTTGTGGTGCAAGGCCAGAGCACTTGCAGAATGAAGAAATAGTAATTTCTGAGATGAAAGATGGTAAGTTAAAAACTTACTGGAATAAGGTTTATAAATAATAAAAAACAAACAAAATGGGTTTAAGTACAAAAGATCTAGTAAATGAGAATGGTGGTGGTGGAATGGCAAAAACTATTGCTCCAGGAAACCACACATTAAAAATCAACAGTGTAGTGTTAGAAGACTTTCAATTTATTGATGGTGCAAAACACTTAGTACTAAATGTTGAAACAGAACCAATTGAAGGATTTGAAGGTTTTCTGATTGATAAAGATGATGAAAGCAAAGGAAAATATAAAGGTCAAATTGGTCGGGTAAAAGCTAGTCAATATGCATTTGCTGATGGACAAACAAAGTCTGGAATTAAAATTCAAAGAGATAGATCTTTGATGATGTTCTTAGCTAACTTGTCTAAGGCAACTGGAATAATGAGTTGGTTTGAGGAGCAGGATAACAAGTTTAATACAATTGAAGATTTTGTAAGAAACTTTAGTGACAATGCTCCACTTAAAGATAAGTATCTAGATTTTTGTGTTGCTGGTAAGGAATATGAAAATAAGTCTGGCTATACTGCATATGACATGTGGTTACCAAAAGCAGAAAACAACAAGTATGCTTATGGGAATGAAGGTTCTGATAGAATTCTTAGCTATGATGAAGCTAAGCATCTTAAGAAACTTGAGGTAAAACCAGTAGATAACTTTGGTGATGATGATGATGACTTCCCAACACCAGGAAAAACATCTTCAGATTTTAGTTTAGATTAACAGCTCCTAGATAAAGGGGTTGTAATGGCCCCTTTATTTATTTAACTTGGGTTGCTATGATTTCTACAAAGAATTTAATATATGATTTAGCTGATGTCCCAAGAGAATGGGCATTTGAACATTATCTTAACCTAACAGAAAAGCTTACAGGACAAGATATTAAAATAAAATCAGTATTTAATACACGGGAGAAGACACCTTCCATGTGTATTTATATTGACAGAAATAATATCTATAAGTTTAAAGATTTTTCTTCAGGTAATGGTGGTGATTCTATTGCTTTTGTCCAAAGTCTATTTAATTTACCCACTAGAGGTTCCGCAAGTTATAAGATTATAGAAGACTATAACCAGTATGTTCTAAACAATGGTCATAATCCTATAAAGTCTTATAAGCAACACAGTAAATTTAAAGTTACTGATTATGAAATGCGGCACTGGAATACTCTTGATCAGAAATATTGGATGGGATATCACATTGGTTCTAGATTGTTATCTAGGTATAATGTGGTTCCACTAGAATATTATGTGATGACAAAGACAGATGAAAATGATGTTGTGTCAAGTATAACTATTAAGGGTAATTATATCTATGGGTATTTTAGAGAAGATGGGACACTCTATAAGATCTATCAGCCAAAAGTAAAAGAAAGTAAATTTATCAAGGTAAGAGATTATATACAAGGTACTGAG